TATTAACTTAATTTTGGCTAGAAGAAGGAAACGGGAAAATGGCTGGAGCTAAAAAGAAAGCAATGCGCCGCAATCGTGGTGGTAAAGTAGTAGCTAAGAAGATGATGGGCGGCATGAACAAAGCCAAGAAGATGGCTATGCGTCGGATGCGTGGAGGCACTGTAAAGAAAAAAGTTTAAGGGGCTTATATGGACATTATAAATTTTATCAGTCAATACAATAAACGATTGACTGAGAGGATAGATGACATTAGTCATTCTATCACGAGTGGTGGTGTTTCCGATTGGGAAGACTACAAAGCAAGAGTCGGCGAAATACAGGGTGTCGCTTATGCTCTTGATGAACTAAAGGCCCTGCTAAAAAAGGTGAATTATGTCGAAGACACTGATAGTACCTGACTACGTTGTCGCGCAACGCGAAGCGAAAAAGAAGGCCGAAGAGGCCGCAAAGAAAAAATCCCTTACAGAAAGAATCCCACAACCCACTGGATGGCGTGTATTGGTTATGCCGTACATGGGTCGTGATAAAACTGAAGGGGGTATTTATGTTCCTGATCAAGTTAGAGACCGTGAGTCAAAGGCTACCGTTGTAGCCTATGTCGTAAAGGTTGGACCTTTAGCATATAAGGATGCCGACAAATTTGGTGGCGGCGATCCTTGGTGTAAAGAGGGTGATTGGGTGTGTATCGGACGCTACGCTGGATCTCGGTTTAGTATAGAGGGCGGCGAAGTGCGAATTATTAACGATGACGAAGTCATCGCAACCATTGTCGATCCAGACGATATTAAGTCATACGGAGGATAGTTGTGCCAACTAACGCCGCAGAAGAGCAAGAGATTGAAATTATCGAAGAACAGGAAGAGGAGCAGCAACAGGAATTAAAGTTAGAGGAAGCTGCCCCGGCTGTTGAAGAGCAGAGTGAGCCAGAACCTGAACCTGAACCAGAGGAAAAGTCGGAGCCAGACAAAGAGGAAGAGTTAGAACAGTATTCTAAGTCTGTGCAAAATCGTATAAATAAACTAACGCATAAGTTTAGAGAAGAAGAAGCTCAACGTAAAGCTGCGGTAGAGTTTGCAGAGGCTGTTAAAAAACAAAACGACGATTTAAAAGCTAGACTTGACAAGCTAGACGAGTCTTTCGTTGGTGAATTTGGTTCAAGGATTGAGTCTCAAATAGCAGCAGCTAAAACAGCATACCAAAAAGCTTATGATGAAGGCGATGCAGAGGCTATGTTTGAAGCTCAAAAGAGCTTGAGTAAACTTGCTCTTGATGAGGCCCGTCTTGATGAGACTAAACAGCGCAGGGAAAAAGCTCCTCAACAAGCACAGCAGCAGGCTCCTCAACAAGCTCCTCAACAAGCACAGCAGCAAGCTGCACCGCCTCCTCCAGATCCCAAAGCAGAAGTTTGGGCCACTAAAAACGAATGGTTTGGTAGTGATCAGACCATGACTTATGCTGCTTTTGGGCTGCATAGGCAACTAATTGAGGACGAAGGATTTGACCCATCGTCCGATGAGTACTATAATGAGCTTGACAAAAGAATTCGTGAAGAGTTTCCCCAGAAATTTAAGGAAACAAAACGCGGTGATAAAGGACCCCGAGTCGCTTCTGCGGAGTCCAGTGCTTCTAAAGCACCGTCAGGAAAGGGGCGCAGAACAGTCAAATTAACAGCTTCGCAAATTGCAATAGCGAAAAGGTTAAATGTTCCGCTCGAAGAATATGCTAAGTATGTTAAGGAGTAAAAAATGACTGATTCTAAAAGAACGCCACGCGAAGCGGCAACTCGCGCAAAGACCCAGAGAAGAAAGCCTTGGGCACCTCCTTCTAAACTGGAGGCCCCAGAAGCACCAGAAGGCTATAAGCATCGTTGGATTCGTACTTCACTTCGTGGTGAGGATGATAAGATGAATGTAAATGCCAAGCTTCGGGAAGGTTGGGAGCCTGTAAGGGCTGACGAATATCCTGAGATGGATGGTAAATATCCAACTATCGATGATGGTCAGCATGCAGGTGTAATAGGAGTAGGCGGTTTAATGCTTGCTCGTATCCCAGAGGAAACGGTAGAAGAGCGAACTGAATACTATCGGGAGCAGACCCGTCAACAAATGGAAGCCGTGGACCAAAGCCTGATGAGGGAACAACATCCCTCAATGCCTATCCATTCGGATAGGAAAAGCCGTGTATCATTCGGAGGTAAGTCGGATGGCTGACCTCCTACAAATAAAGGAGTAAGCAATGGCAAACACTAATGTTGCCTTCGGCCTCAAGCCGATAAACACTGCGGGTAGCACTCCGGCTACTGGCGGTGTGAATGCATACCCCATCGGCAGTTCCGCAGCAGCAATATTCCAAGGTACTCCAGTAAAGTGTGACAACGGTGGTTCAATCGTTGTTGGCTCTGCTACAGGGGATACCGTGGCATATGTTGGCGTGTTCCAAGGATGTGAGTATGTTTCAGCCACTACCGGAAAGAAGGTGTTCTCGAACACTTGGCCCGGTTCAGGAAGTGCAGACACAAACTTTGACATTACAGGTTTTGTGTATGACAACCCACTTCAGCGCTTCATTATCGCTACTGATGCGACATTTACAGATGAAGCAACCGCTAAAGCGTCTATCTTTGAAAACACTCAGTTGGATAGTGGCGCAAGCGGAAGTACAACCACAGGAATCTCATCCGCGAAGATGGATGTTGCTACATTAGACTCATCAAACACCTCTCTTCCTTTGAAGATTGTTGGCATCCTTGATGATGTAGACAACGAAGACTTTGCTGCTGCGGGTATTCCTATGATTGTGATGATCAACAACCATGCGCTGCTTCAGGCTGATTCTGAAGCTGCAAGTTCGTAGGGAGGTTAGACAATGGCTATTTCTCGCGCACAACTCGCCAAAGAACTAGAGCCCGGTCTAAACGCTCTCTTTGGAATGGAATATGACCGATACGAAGGTCAGCATGCTGAAATCTTTGACACCGAGTCTTCTGACCGGGCGTTTGAAGAAGAGGTGATGCTGTCAGGTTTCGGTGCTGCACCTGTCAAGGGTGAGGGCACAGGTGTCACTTTTGATGATGCCAACGAAGCTTACACTGCTCGTTACAACCACGAGACAGTGGCAATGGCCTTCTCAATCACTGAAGAAGCAGTTGAGGACAATCTTTATGATCGTCTTGCTTCTCGGTACACTCGTGCCCTTGCTCGTTCAATGGCACACACAAAGCAGGTTAAAGCTGCCGCAGTTCTTAACAATGCATTCTCCGCTGGCGCATTTGCTGGTGGTGACGGTGTTGCTCTCTGCGCCACTAACCACCCGCTAACAAGCGGCGGCACATTCGCCAACGAGCCAGCAACTGCTGCTGATCTTAACGAAACTTCTTTGGAAGATGCACTGATCAACATCGCTGGTTTTGTTGATGAGCGCGGTTTGATTATTGCTCTTAAAGGCATGAAGCTTATCGTTCCTCGTCAGCTACAGTTTGTAGCCGAGCGTCTCATGGTATCAAACCTTCGGGTAGGTACAGCAGACAACGACGTAAATGCATTGCGCTCAATGGGCATGCTTCCAGACGGTTATGTAGTCAACGACTTCCTAACTGACACAGACGCATTCTTCATTAAGACTGATGCACCAAACGGCTTCAAGCACTTTGAGCGTTTGGCTCTGTCAACTGCAATGGACCCAGATTTCGACACTGGTAACATGCGGTACAAAGCTCGTGAGCGTTACAGCTTCGGCTTTTCAGATCCTCGCGCAGTGTTCGGTTCACCGGGCGCAGCGTAAGTTTCGGAACAAAGATATTAAAGGGCAGCTTCCATGCTGCCCTTTTTTGTTGTACAATGATGCATTCCTGACAACTGCATGGTGCGGTTGACACTAGCCAAGACAGGAGACGTAAATGGCTAATACTACTTTTAGCGGTCCCGTCCGTTCTGAAAACGGGTTCAAGACAATTATCAAGAATTCCACAACTGGTGCTCTTACCAATGAAATGACTTTGTCTACCTACAGCACTTCAATTACAATTGCTGCAAGCGGTACAGATCATAAAGAAGCATCAATTGGTATTCCGTCTAACTTCATCCCTATGGGCGTTGCGATTACGGTAACAAGCGCAGCAGCTAACAATGTAAACTTGGTTGATATTGGCACAGACGCTGACACAGATGGTTTTGTGGACGGCATCTCTGTTGCTATTAACTCGACAGGTTTTAAGGGCTTCTTCCCTTGTAACGGTGTCCTCGGCATGTCTGGCGGAACAACCACCGCTGCCACAGAGACTGCTGATGAAGTTGAAGTTGTAATTTCTGGCACAGCAGGTGCTGGTGGTGTTGTCGCTCTGAAGTTCTTTGGTATTGCTTCTGATTCACCAACTGCTTAATAGGAGGGCGGAATGGCTGCTTCTATCACAGCAAAAACAGTTACATCCACCGGAACACTTCTGGGTGGCAGAACTCGTCTTAAAGCCTTCTATGTAAAAACGGCTGGAAGCGGGTCACCTGCGGTGGTGTTTAAAAACGGCAGTGGTGGTGCGACACAGTTGTCAATGGTTTTTCATCAGTCTGATGATAATCAAATCACCATACCTGACCACGGCATGATCTTCGATGATGAGTGTCATGTGACACTTACCAACATAGATTCGCTTACTGGATTCTTTGGATAATGGCTAGAAAACCAGCCAAGATGCCAAAGCGCAACAAGAAGAATTTCCGCTCCACAGCTTCTGGGGCGGGAATGACCAAGGCTGGTGTGGCGGCGTACCGCCGCGCCAACCCCGGGTCAAAGCTAAAGACCGCTGTTACTGGTAAGGTAAAGAAGGGGTCAAAAGCTGCTAAACGTCGCGCATCATACTGTAGCCGTTCAAAAGGCCAGATGAAGATGCACAATATTAATTGTAGCAAAACACCTAAAAAACGTATTTGCGCTGCACGGCGGAGATGGAAATGTTAAACATAATTGTTACAGCCATACTTGCCTTTGTAGCTTGGATTGCAATGTCAATTGTAGATCTGAAGACAGAAACGGCTGTAATAAATCAGAAGGTCAGTGAAAACCACAAAATGTTAAGCGTCTTGTGGGATGATTTCTTGGAGAAGAAAAATGGCGATCTCGCGTGGATCAATGACAAAACAAATATCAAAGCCGCCGCAGAAACGAAAAAGACCTTCTAGTAATCCTAATGTTGCTAGGGGATGTGGTACTGTTTTAAGTAACAGAAGAAAAGTAACTAAACGTGCAAGAAGGAAAAAAAGGAATGCCTAAAGATGCATGCTATCAAAAAGTTAAACGCAGATATAAGGTCTTCCCGTCGGCGTATGCAAGCGGGGCAATTGCCAAATGCCGAAAAGTCGGCGCAGCAAACTGGGGAAACAGTAAGAAGAAAGCAAAAGGGGGAACATTCAAATACCGCACAACCAAGATATATTGATAGCGGTACTATTATTTTAAGACCGTGAGAGATAATTATGGAACCAATATCAACGGCGTTAGCTGGTATAGCCTTAGTTAAAAGTGCTGTTGATGGTATAAAAAGTGCCATTGGCACAGCGAATGACATAGGAGATATTGCAAGCCAGATAGATGCTTTGTTTATGGGTCAGAAGCAGGTAAACGAGGCTAGAAACAAAAAATCTGGCCTTGGCTTGACAGATCAGTTCGGAGTGGAGTCTGTTGCTCGTGAGGTTATTGATGCTAAAGTAGCAGCCGAAAAGTTACAAGAAGTAGCCACTATGGTGGATATGCGTTTTGGCCCCGGTACTTGGAAAGGAATTCTTGAAGAGAGGCAGAAGAGGATACAGGAAGCTAAAGAAGCGGCGATGAGAGCTAGAAGAGAAGCTATTCTTAGACAAGAAGAAATAATGGAAAACGTGAAGATGGCTCTTCTTTTGATCTTTGTTATTATTGTCGGTATCGGAGCGTTTATCCTACTAATGGTTTCTGCTGCAAGTTCTATGAGTGTAAGATATGGCTATTAGAAAGACGAAAAAAGGTGCGGCTCTCAAGCGGTGGTTCAAGGAAGAATGGAAGGATGTTCGCACGGGCAAAGCGTGTGGGCGTCGCAAGGGTGAAAAACGGGGTACTCCATATTGCCGCCCCAGTAAGAGGGTGTCTTCTAAAACGCCCAAGACTTCCAAAGAAATGACAGCAGCAGAAAAACGTAGTAGAATAGCGCAGAAAAAACGATTAGGACAACCAGCGGGTAAGCCTCGTAGAGTTAAATCTTTAAGAAGGAAAAAATAATGGCTCTTTCAGGATCCAGAAACTTCGAGCTAAACGTCGCTGAAATTATAGAAGAGGCGTATGAGAGATGCGGATTAGAGGCTCGTACTGGTTACGATTTTAAAACAGCCCGACGATCTCTTAATCTGATGTTTGCTGACTGGGCTAACAGAGGTCTTAACCTGTGGACAGTTAAGCAGGGCACACAAGCTTTAACATCTGGCACAGCCACATACACATTTACCGCAGATTATACAGATTTACTGGAAGTGGTAATACGCCGTGATGGAACCGACTTTGAGCTAGATCGCATGTCTAGAGGAGATTATCTAACTTTACCCACAAAAACAACAGAAGGCCGTCCGAGTCAGTACTACTACAATCGTCAAGTACTGCCACAAGTCACACTATGGCCCACCCCGGATAAATCTACAGACACCTTAGTTTATTATTTTGTGCAGCGGATGGATGATGCTGACACTTTAGTTAACACAACGGACGCACCATTCCGTTTCTACCCCTGTATGGTAGCTGGTTTAGCTTATTATATCGCAATGAAGAAAGCCCCGGATCGAATTCAACTTCTAAAGTCGGTGTATGAGGAAGAATTTCAACGTGCAGCAGATGAGGACGAGGACAGGGTGCCGCTGAAACTTCAGCCAAGTATTCAATATCTTCGGGTTAATTAATGGCAAGACATGCATCTGGTAAAAGGGCTTGGGGTCTTTCGGATCGTTCCGGGTTTCGGTATCGCCTTGCGGAAATGATTGTTGAGTGGAATGGTCTCAAGGTCGGCCCAGACGAGTATGAGGTTAAACATCCACAATTAAATCCTCGCAGGGTAGGCCCTGACCCCCAAGCTCTGTTTCAACCTAGACCAGATACTGCTACTGAAGAGGCTGGTCAAGTTCTCTTGATGATGAACCCTTTTCAATCAGGTAGCGCTGGTTCTTCTGTAATTACTGTGTTTGAACCTTCACATGGTCGAAGTACATCCGATGTTGTTATTTTTCGTAAGACACAAGCGTTTGACGGTTTTTCAAAAACCGCGTTAGAAAAAGCTGCGGGATATACAATTACTGTCGTTGATGCTAACTCATATACAATTACAATCACTGGAGAAACAGCAACCACTGGTGGCATAAGAGGCGGCGGTGGCGTTGCAACCGCTGAAGCTGGCGTAGCAACAACATCATCGACGTTTGATTCGATAAGTGTTACATTCGATTCGGCAAGCAAGACTTTTGACGAGGCTTAAATGGCAAAACAAGCAGTAGGAATTGGATCATCAGCGAATGACGGAACGGGTGATACCCTTCGTGCAGGCGCAGATAAGATAAACGACAACTTCGATGAGATCTACAATGCGTTAGGTAACGGAACCACGCTTACAGATATTATCGACACAAACGGTGTTCTTGACGTAAGTCAAGGCGCGAACAAGATCGTTTTCTACTATGCAGCTTTTAGTGATCTACCCAGTGCATCAACATATCATGGAGCCATTGCTCATGTTCATGCGCTCGGAGGGATGTATTTTGCTCACGGCGGTAATTGGCTGCGCTTGAATGATGAGGTAAGCGGCCCTGTAACCAAATACACCGCTGGCGTTAATGGCTCTAGCGCATATACATTTACTGGTCCCGGGGCAACTTCAGGTAACAACCCGAACTTTACCTTCTACAAGGGTCACACATATTTAATTGACAATACAGCTAATGTATCAAGCCATCCTTTGCAAATCAGGACATCTAATGGCGGGTCTGCTTTTACAACAGGGGTGACAGACAACTACAATTCTACCACCGGGTTGACGCAGTTTATTGTCCCGCATGAACCAAGCGATTCATCTTTGGTGTATCAGTGCACTAACCATAGCGCTATGGTCGGCAATATAACAATAGTATAGTGAGCAAATGACATGTCATTTACATACACAGAGCTACAAGACGCGATAAAGAATTTTACAGAGAACGAGGAAACTTCTTTTGTAACTAATCTGCCTGTGTTTATTCGTGGCGCGGAAGATCGTATCTCTACGCTGGTTGATCTAGAACTATTCAGAAAGAATGCTACATCACAACTTACAGCTAGTGATCCTTATCTAAATGTGCCCAACGATTATTTAGCACCTTTCTCTTTCCAAATCACAACAGCTAATTATAAAGCGTTTTTAGACTTCAAAGATGTAAACTTTGTTCAACGATATTCAATAGATTATGGCAGCAATGCTGTCCCAAAATACTATGGTATTTTTGATGTAGATAATTTTATTGTGGGTCCTACACCGGATCAGGCATATACAGTAGAGCTTCATTATTACTACAGGCCAGCCAGTATTACGGCTGGAGCGGGTTCAGGTAATACTTGGCTCAGTACTAATGCTCCTAATGCCCTTCTTTACGGTTCTCTTGTAGAAGCGTATACTTACATGAAGGGTGAACAGGACATGATGCAACTGTATGAACAAAGGTTCATGCAGGAAATACAACGACTAAAGGATTTGGCTGAAGCTAGAGAGAATAGTGATGCCTACAGGAGAGGTCTACCTGATAGGCCACGCACTTAAACAGGAGTAAGAACGATGGCAACATCAAACGCAGCAACCAATTACCTAGAGAGAAGGGTTCTTGACTTCATATTTAAGAACAACTCACTCTCTTTTGCTACGCCAAACAACGATATATATGTTGGCCTAGCAACCGCCGTGTCAAACGCGGAGGCTGGAAATGTAACAGAAGTACAAGTAGACACAGACGATGCTAACTATACAAGACAGCAAGTCACCGCAGCAAACTGGAAACAGTCAACAACAACCGTAGCAGTTGCTCTGACAAACAGTGCAACAGAAGTGATACTAACAGACGCAGAAGCGTTCCCGTCATCTGGCGCTGTTGTTATCGGTGATGAGATCATTACCTACACTGGTAAAGATACCACAGCCACGGCAAATACAAACGGTGCGGTTAGCTCATCAGCTAACGTAGCGGTTGATGGAAACAGCGGCACTATCACTGTTGGTATGGTTGTTACGGGCACAGGCATATCTGGCACAGTCAGAGTGGCTACTGTCACAAACCAAAACAACATTGTTTTGAGTTCCGCAGTTTCAATTAGTGATAATGTAGCACTAAGTTTTGACGGCACAAACACTCTTACAGGTGGCACACGAGGAACATCTAGCACAACTGCCGCCGCGCATAGCGTATCAGACGTTGTTGTTTGTGACACTCAGCGAGTGATAAACGACAACAATATTGAGTACGCAGCAGCCGCTGGAACGGCTTCTACTTACACCGTTACCCACGCTTTTGTCGCAGACAAGAACATTGCTACAGCAACGACCAATGGCGCAGTTAGTTCATCAGCCAATGTGACTGTTGATGCAAATAACGGAACAATTGTCGTAGGCGATGTTGTTACCGGGACCGGGATTAGTGGTGTCGTGCGAGTAGCTACAGTAAATAGCCAGACCAGCATTGTTCTGGATACTGCTGTGTCAATCTCAGACAATGTGTTGTTGACCTTCGACGGTTCCAACAAGCTGTTTATTGGAGCATTGGATGCAAGTAAGACAATAGCGGTTGGAGATATATTCCGTATTAACGCAGGGAACCTGTCAATAGAGTTGAAGTAATGCCTCTTGTACTTAAAGATCGCGTCAAAGAGACGACCACGACCACAGGCACTGGCACATATACGTTAGCTGGTGCTTTGACTGGTTTTGAAGCTTTTAGTCAAGTGGGTGACGGTAATACAACCTATTACACTTGTACTGACGGCACTGACTTTGAGACAGGTATTGGTACTTTTACTTTATCTGGGACGACTCTTGCTCGTACCACTATATTGCAGTCCAGCAATTCAGATAATGCCGTTAATTGGTCGTCTGGTACTAGAACAATATTTTGTACGTTGCCAGCAGAAAAGATGATATTTAATGATGCAACTGGCAGTCCTGTTAACTTCACAGATAACTCGCTGGCATTTGCGATAGCGTTAGGATAGGGAAATGGCAAACGCATTTAAAACATTCACGGCGCAAAACATTGATACGTCATCGTCTAAAGCTACCTTGTACACTTGTCCAAGTTCTACAGAGACGACAATCATTGGCCTTAACATCGCTAACATATTGACAGTCTCAATTACGGTTACAGTCGAGCTACTGGACGGTGGAAGCACCATTACTCATGTAGTTAAAGATGCAATTGTGCCCGTTGGATCATCTCTGGTGGCGGTTGGAGGCCCTCAAAAAATTGTTATGAACGCCACTGACGTATTAAAGGTTTATGGGTCACAGGCTAACTGCTGTGATGCGGTTCTGAGTGTGCTGGAGATTACCTAATGGCACTCGGCACTATTGACACTAACCAAATTGCAAGCGAAGCAGTTACTGTACCGAAGGTGACTAACCAAGTTTTGGCAAGTCCGAATTTAATAATTAATGGCGCGATGGAAATATTCCAGAGAACAACCTCGGTTTCCAGTGTGTCAGATAACACATATCCTGTACAAGACCGAATGAATTTCTTTTTTAGTAATGATGGTGTCATATCTGTATTTGCTAGTAGCGAACATCCAACAGGTGCAGGGTTTTCAAAATCTCTAAAAGTGGATGTAACCACAGCGGATGCTTCAATAGCGGCTGGTCAATATTTTGGCATTAATCAAAGAATAGAAGGTTACAACCACGCTCAACTTGAGTACGGAACATCCAGCGCTAGATCCATTGTGGTTTCATTCTATGCCAAATCCAATTTAACAGGTCCATTTTGTTACAGCGTAAAAAACGGTGCATCTGATAGGTCGTTCCCAATAGAGTTTAGTTTGAGTGCTGCTGACACTTGGGAAAGAATTTCTTTTGTCATTCCGGGCGATACAAGCGGCACTTGGTTGGAGACAAATGGGATTGGGGCGTATCACCAAGTTTCTCTTGCTATAGGTTCAACCTTTCATGGGACTAATAACACTTGGCAAGCTGGTAATAAGGTAGCAACCAGTAATCAGGTAAACCTTTTATCAAGCACTGATAATGAATTTTTCTTAACAGGCTGGCAAGTAGAAGTCGGGACCGCCTCTCCAACCGCTTACCAGCATGAGGACTATGGAACCACGCTACGCAAATGCAAACGCTATTATGAATTTTTGGATACAACAGTTTATCCCACTAAATATTCAACGGTTTCTTTAGGTAACTTCGTTTGGACAGAACAAAAACGGGCGCAACCAACTCTTACTGTTGATACTAACGCTGGTAGTCAGAGCCTTTATCCGGAAGGAACTAGTGGCGGGTACATTTACAAAACATCGGAGACTACAAGCCCAATTGATGGTATGAGAGGAAATGCAGAGCTATGATTATACAAAATGCTAAATATATAAAGGCTCCACTAAACAACCCAGATAATAAAAACACTGCTATCAAGGCAACTATTGACGGGGTTGAGTCTTGGATTCCTATGGACGAAGCCAACACAGACTACGCAGAAATATTAAAACTAGTAGCAGAAGGTTCTCTAACTATAGCGGATGCAGATTAATGGCATATATAGGGCCACCACCATCACAGAAACTAGCAACCCCGACTAGCCAGTATTTCAGTGGGAACGGGTCTACTACGTTTACATTGAACCGCTCGGTTAATGTGGCTGAAGACCTGAACGTGTTTGTGAACAACGTGCCTCAAGAGCCGGGTTCTGGAAAGTCCTACACTGCCACAGGAACCACACTAACATTTGATGCAGCCCCAGCCTCTGGGACAAACAATATATACGTTGTCTACCGAGGGCTGGCGGAACCAACAACAAGACTAGAGCATGATGCTAATGCCGCCCTTGCCGCCACCACTGGCACCTTTAGTGGTGCAGTTTCTGGAACAACAGGCACATTTTCTGGTGCGATTTCTGGAACGACAGGCACATTTACTGGTGGTGAATTACAAGTTTCTTCAGCCACATCAGATGCTACAGATAAAAGAGCTTTTTTTGTTACAGGTCATTACACTAACTCAGAAGAAGATGCTTCTGGTGTCATACTTCAAAGTGTAAGTGGTGACAATCTTGTTGATATAGGTGGTGGTCAGTCTGCTTATAACGCTGCAACAAAGGTACGCTTTTATACTGCTGCAAATGCTACAACAACAACTGGCACTGAAAAAATGCGTGTTACCAACACTGGTGTAGGTATTGGTGTCACAAGTATAGATAAAGCATTTATAGCCTATGAAAACAGTGGGGGTGGTGGCTATTGTTTTGAATTTATCAACGATGGCAATAACGAAAATCGTTACGGCGGTATTGTGCAGTGCGGCACTGACGATGCGAGTGGAACTAACTACCTTTTTGTTTTTAGAGATGGTGATGGCACATCACAGGGCTATATCACCTTTTCTGGCGGCACAGTGACATATGGTGCGTTTACGGCGCATCACCCTTGTATTTTGCCTGATGCTGATAACGATGCTGGCTATGCTTACGGAACCTTATTGGAAACAACCAGTATTGCGTACACTCAGAAAAACGGCGCAGACACCGAGCGCGGTATTCTTTACAATGTTCAAAAAACTCAGGGG